GTTGGATAAGTGGACTACGTGAGTAGACCTTTAAAAGGCATGTGGTTGATCTTCACCACAGTACCCACAGCCTCTAAGGCGCGATACCACCCAATATCACTGCCTCCACTCTCACCCCTTACGCCATATCCAGCAGTGGAGCAGACCCCATGCCTTGATGGACTGAGGTATGAGCGGAACAGCTTCCAGCTTTCAACAGCATCACCTAAGAACATTAGGACACGCTGCCTAATCACTTCGTGGGTGGTGATACCATGATAATAGCGCTCGGGGTATACTGCGCGTCGAGCGATGTCCCTCATATTGCGGTGTGGGTAGCCTCTTGACCATGTATGGCCAAGGAAATGGATTGCTTGGCGCCCTCTGCCCTCATAGCAGTGGGATTTCTCCATATTCATGGTGATGCCAAGACAACTAAGAGCCGTCCTCACGCCAGCCATCATCATCCGTGGATCACGGAGCGCACCGAAGTCACCTTCGATGTTGAAAGCGAGAAGACTATCATCGCCCAGAACGAGACAAGTGGTGTTGCCTCCGAAACCATAAGACAGGCACTGCAACAGGAAGTAGTTGACAATGCTATCCACAAGTTGCGTAAAGTAACTGCCACTTGGGACGCCTTGATGTTTCCTGTACACGAACCCATCCGGCATGAGTATCGGAGTGTGAATAAAGTAATGAACCAGCTTATCCCACCGCCCTTCTCTGCGATCCGCGGCTGTAAACCACGTCGCTAATACGCTGAACGCCATCATGATTAACCTGGGGTGAATGCTGCTATCGAACTTTGAGTAATCCAATGCAAGCACTCTTTTTGCCCTCGTTAGAGGGATGATGCGTGCCCACAGGTCTGCCTTCCTATAGCCAAAAGCCATAGGACTCTGGATTTTCAAGAAGTTATCAATGAGCGGTTTGGCGAACTGGGCTTCAAGTAGGGTCATTGATAAGGGTAACCCCACACCAATCGGGTTTTTGGACCCTTATCTCCATGCTGGACGCGATGAAACGCCAAGCAAGGAG